GTCAGAAAAGTCTTCTATGATCTTTACTTCATGGCTATCTGTTTTTAACAATCTATCAATAAACTGGTCGAACTGATACAAATCTTTCTTATTCACAACAATAACTTTAACATAATTGTCTTTGTATTGTGTCAAGTCGTGTTGTGTATAATCTGATTGAGTATCATCATAGAATATTTTCTTATGAATAGTTCTTGGATTGATTATTCTATCCAGGCTCCTACTCTCTGTGTCGAGAATATGAAATCCTTTCTTATCATCACAATCATTCCAATAAAACTCGTATGGACTCCCCAAATAATAGATGTGACCATCATCTGATTTATGATGGAAATGCCCACTAAAAACAGTATCAAATTTTGTAAAGAGAGATTTATCATATCCATGTTCGTTCTTCATACCTCGTATCATTTCAAAACCAGCAATCTCAAGATGACCCATACATATTTCTGCTCTTGAAGTTTCTAAGGCCTTCATTGTACTTGCATGATTAGATGCATTAATCCACGGCACAAATAATACATTTAAGTTATCAAATGTTACTTCTTTTGTCTCTGGATATATGTGAATGTTTTCATATCTGTCACCTAATAATTCTGTAACAGCATTTACTTCATTTGTATTTTTAAAGTAAGTATCGTGGTTTCCCACCATAACATGAAGTTCTACACCTAGTTCAGCAAATCGTTCTATGAATCTTTCACGAAAGTCTTTTGCAATTCTATAAGACAAGAATTTACGTCTGTCCATAATATCACCCATATGAATACAATGTTTTATATTGTGTTCTTTTAGATAAGGAAAGAATTGTTCTTCGTAAAATCTGAAGAAGTATTCGTTGAAGTTCATATTATCATTTCTTGCACCGAAATGAGTATCAGTAATTATCGCAATTTTCAATAGTTTATTCCATAAAGTTTTCTAAGCCCTTAGAGGTCTTTTCAGTTTCTTTTTTCTTAGGTTTGTATACAGCTTCTTCAGGCACCATAATATTAACATCAAATCCTCCTACTGAATAATTTGTATTGTCGCCTTCCATAGTTACATAAGGAACAAATTCTTGTTTCTCAATCATTCTGTGTTTGACATGAGTTTGTTTCTTTTCTTTTTGTATTCTACGAATAAAAGCATAGTATATTATTTGTGTAAAATATGCAAACGGATTCTTGGATTTCTCTGGGTTGAAGTTTTTAATGTATTGTAAACAGTTCTCAATACCATCTGAAATCATTTCTTGTTTATAAGTATAGTTTATGAAGTTTGGTCTGTACGAAAGACCATTTGCAATCTTTAGAAAACATGAGCCAATGTAGTCAGTAATTCGTGGAGGTTCATCTCCAGCTTCCTCTGCATCTTTACATTTTTCTTTCCAAGCCACCATGGCTTCATGAAACTTCTTGTTGTCCACATAGTGGGCGCCCTTTATCTTAGTTTTTGCCATTAGTAATTCCTTTTTTAATCTATGTACTTATTATAGTATTATTTGGTACTTTTGTCAAGGTGGAATTTAATTTTATTTATTTTGATTTGGGGTTGACATTATTCTATAATGGTGTATAATCACTATTGTGACTCATCAGAATAATACTTAATGTATTGTTGACTTAGTGTTAAAGTTATCTAGTATAGCTTCTAAGTCTTCATCAGATACTAAATCTTCTTCTATGTCCATTTCTTCTTCTTCAATCTTTTTTAACTCTTTGACTGTCGGAGTTTTGTTTCTAACCACTTTATTTATATTTTGCAAAACGTAATCATAATATTTACATAGTCCAACACTCGCAGGCGTCATTACTACTATAGACATTTTTTCTATATTAAAATATTGTTCATCTGAATAAGGTTGTACCCATCTGCATAAAGAAAGAGATTCAACAACACCTTTATTAGTTGTTCTGGCTACAGTATCCATTTTCAAAGGTGAACTTATTTTTAGTTGTGAACCTAAATCTTCATTTACTTCACAGACTATATCTTCTCCATTTGATAATTTAACAACATATTGATTCATAAATTAATCCTATTAATATCGTAATTAAACTTTTCTTCCTTGTATATATTTAGTCGTTGTGTAAAGTGTCTATAAGTGAAGTTAGGTCTAGATTTATAGGATACGTTATCTGACACATCAAAGAGTTTAACTCTAGACTTGTCATCTGTCTGTCGTAACCCTCTACCAATAGATTGTAGCACTCGTACTCTACTTTTTGATGGACTTGCGAACACGATATTGTGGATATTCCTAATATTAATACCTGTAGAAAAAGTACCATATGAGGCCACAATAATTGCATCTTTTTCAAGTTCAGTAATTGCACGAATCTTTTCCCTCGTATCTGTAGTTGTTCCACCATACACAAAGAAAACTTTCCTGTCAAGTTTTTTTAATTCATTATATAATAAACTTCCATGCTTTTCAACTAACTGAAATAACAATAAGGTGTTTCCTGTAATACTCTTACACAATTTTTCAATGAACTTATTTCTCTTTGGGTGTGATACAAGATAATTTATTTCTTCTGCATATGTATAATACCGAACTCTTTGAGCTTCTTCCTCTGTGTGTTTCAATACAATACAATCTATATCTAACTGTGCAAGAGTTCCCCTGTCGATTAACTCCTTCGTTGTAATAATCTTCTTAACTTGACCGAATAGACCCTCAAGTACTAGTCTATGTGTTTGAGTTCCGTCTAAAGTTCCTGTTAAACCGAACCTATATTTCACCTCTCCTGACTTCGCCATAATATCTGTTAGAGATTTTGCTTTGAATAGATGAGCTTCATCTCCTATGATGCAACCATATTGTGCAAAGTAAGGTCTGTGTAATTTGTAAATAGATTGCCATGTTGATATAACCACAGGTTTCTTAGAACCTTTGTCTAAACCAGCATACACTCTGTGAATGTATTCATCTTTCCAACCATAATCAATAAAATCAGCATACATCTGTTCAACTAGTGATGTGGTTGGTACAAGTATCAAAGTTTTTAAACCCATCATATTGTAGTAACGAATAAGTGTGTATATTATGAGTGACTTGCCTGAAGCAGTAGGAGATAAAAGAAGACACCGATTTGATTGTATAGCGTGATGTATGGCATCAATTTGGTAGTCACGAAATTCAATGGACTTCCCCCTAGATGTTGGTCGTAACGATTCTGCGAACTCTCTAACATTCTCACGAATAACATTCCTGTCATTTTCTACTCCTTTTTCTAGTGTGTATTCTATTGACTTCTTTGTACAATACTCTTTTATATATGGTAATAGACCAACATATATTCTTCCATTGTGTGGAGAAAATAATCTTATCTTTCCATCCCACATACGATTTCTGAACTGTGGCATAAACTTAGCGCCTGGTACTTCAAACGTAAAGTAATCAGATAGTTCTCTAGAAACGTCTTCGTCTACTTCTAACTCTAAGTAAACCTCATTCACCTTTGAGATTTTCATTACTAAACCTTATAAAAATTTAATCTATCAGAATTTGCATCACTTCTATATGTCTTAAAAACTATACAAGTTCTTAGTCTATAACATTGTCTAGAAACTGACATAGCTTGATGATTTAATTTTGCATCAAAAACAAATAAACGATTACCAATATAATTTACATATTTTTCTATTTCTGTTTCTTGTGTGTTCCAAAGTGCAGTTCCACCTAACCACTCTGGCTCCCAATCAAGTATAGGATAATATATCATTGTAAAGTCACCATCATCTGTGTGTAAATGTGGTTCTATTCCATGTGTATGTGCATTACAATATACTCTTTTAAATTGTGTAACTTTATATTTATTTGCAAAATCATATTTATTTTTAGCAATATCCCATATATGATTGATAAAAGTATAAGGTTCGTTTATTACGTCATTTCCACAAAATGTATGCCAATGTTTATTAACTTCACCCTTTTTAGAATTATAATCATACTTCCATGTCATATTCTTCATTTCTATATCAATGAATGATGCTGTATCATTATCTAATACGTTGCCGTATATATCATATATCATCAGTACGTCACTCCAGCTTCAAACTTTCTCCACTCAATAGCGTTCTTAATATCCCAACCACGATTATCAACTGACTTGATAACTCCTTTGATATAGTCTATTACTGTTTCTAAATATCCTACTTTATTCTCTGCGTTTATTATATCTTCGTCTGAAGTAATATAAACTGCTAAGTCTGTCTTGAGGACTTTGAGATCAAAAGGTTTTGTTGCATATATTTTTGCATCAGCTTTACCACCATAGTATTCCCACTTCTCACGATACATTCGTTTATAATCTCCTTTTGCTTTATACAAAAGAAGTTCGTATCTAGATTTGTGGTCTAGGTAGTTTGCTTTAATTTCTTGGTTTTTTAATGATTCGGTATCTAGGTGTTCATTATCTACTTTCAAGTCTCTTTGGACTTGTAGTTTCAATTCGTCAAGGGTCATATTATCTCACTTATAAAGTCACTATTTCATATAATTTGTAACGAAAATCAATCGTTGCTGTCTGGTATTCTACGTCTGTTGCTTGTTGGTTATAATCTAATCCACTCAAAGATACTGGAAATAAATCTGAATATCTTACTTCTACTATAGGATTATTTTTGTTAGACAAAATTGTTAAAGTTGCATCTGAATAAAAAGACCTATCAGCAGTAGCTTTACCCACTTTACCAATATCAGTATTTCCACCAGCTCCAGCAGTAGGAGTATTAGAACCAGCTGAACGAAAATCTGTAAACTGCGTTCTATTCTTTGGAAAACCAATACCTAACAACCAATTATGTATGGAAATATAATTTTCTAGTTTTTCATCTACTATAAAAGATATTGAAAGATTTTCGTATGTTATCTTATCTCCAATTAAAGGAATATCTGTATATGGTGTAGGTATAATTAACTCACCTAAACTTATGCCAGGTAAGTTTGCAGATGTAGTAAAGAACTCAACCTTTGGTAGTTGATTTATACCAAATCTAAACTGTGTCGGACTGTTATA